GAAATACAATGGCTATGACTCGTGGTGGAATTGGGCGTGAAGTTGCCGGTGCCCGCATGAAGAAGCGGGCAATGGGCGCTTCGCGTCAGGGTCAGCGTATGGCCCCCGACATTATGACCGATATGCCTATGAAGGCTGCGGCCCCTGCAATGCCAATGGCTGCTGCACCGATGGCGGCAATGAAGAAGGGCGGCATTGCCAAGAAGGGCAATAAGGATCCCTCCAAGACCCCCTCATTTAAGAAGGGTGGCTCTGCCTCTAAGAAGGGCGGCCTCGCTATCATGATAATGATGGGCAAGGGGAAAAAGAAATGAAGAAGCCAACCAAAGCGCAAGCAAAGGTCGGCAAGGTCATGCACGAGTTTAAGACCAAAGCCCTTCATTCTGGATCGAAGAAGGGTCCTTTGGTCAAAAACCCGAAGCAGGCTATCGCCATCGCCTTATCTGAGGCTGGAAAATCCAAGAAGGGATAGGATTATGGACAAGGATGAAGATAAAATCATCAAGGTTTCCCCCGGAAAACAATATGTTCGTGGGAATACGATGGCCGAAAAAAGAGAAACCGCCCGTAATGTGTCCAATTATGAGGGGGAAAAAAGGCGGGAAACATTTGATAAGTTGATGCGCGAAGATTATTCGCCCACAACACACGCAGAATATAACGAAGCAGCTAAAAAATCGAGTAGGCTATTCGATGCTTACGGGGAAGAAATTGATAAAGGTGGATACAAAAAAGGCGGCATGGTCTCCATGAAGAGTGGCGGTTCCGTCCGTGGTGCGGGGGTCGCCCAGCGCGGTCAAGGCAAGATGAGGATGTTCTGACATGGCTGGTAAATCACCAACAGGACTTATGAACATCGGCATGTGGGAGGGGTCCAAGGAGGACGTTTCTCAGGACAAGAAGCTTGCCAAAAAGCGTGGCATGACCATGAAAGAGTGGGAAGCTTCTACCGACGATACCAAGCACGACACCCAGAAGTCCATGAAGGGTCTTCGTGGTGGCGGTCTTGCTACTCGCGGCATGGGTGTTGCGTTGGCCGAGGGCGGCATGGCTTGCAAGGCTGGCGGCGGCATGGTGACGGCCAAGGGTCAGGGTATGGCTCGCACGAAGTCCACATCGGTGTGCTAATATGGCCCTCTCGGGAACAAAGACGTTCGAACTCGATGTAGCTGAGTACATCGAGGAAGCCTATGAGCGGTGTGGTCTGGAGATCCGTACGGGATATGACCAGCGCACTGCTCGCAGAAGCTTGAACCTTTTGCTTGCCGAGTGGGCTAACCGTGGTCTCAACCAGTGGACCATTGAGCGCGTTACGATCACGGTGGATCAGACCAGCGCCAGCTATAATCTCCCCGCATCTGTCATCGACTTCCTGACTGTTGTCGTTCAGATGCCGAACAACGGTAGTAGCATCGCCAACATTGATCTGACGGTAGATCGGATTAGCCGCGACTATTACCTAAATATCCCGAACAAGACCACGACAGGTCGCCCTGTCCAGTACACGATCAACCGCATGATTACGCCGGTCCTGTATCTCTGGCCTACGCCAGACCAAGAGTACGATCTGATTGTTGATAGGTTGGTTCGCATGGACGACGCCTCGGCAGGCGTGAACACGGTTCAAGTCCCTTTTCGGTTCTACCCATGTCTTGCTGCTGGGTTGGCCTACTACATCGCCATGAAGAAGGCTCCTGACAGGATCCAGCTTCTCAAGGCGGCGTATGAGGAAGAGTTTGACCGCGCCATGAGCGAGGACCGTGATCGGGCGTCCCTTACGCTCACCCCGGTGAGGGATTGGTATAGGGTGGTTTAGCATGGCTAAATACACCCAAGGCTCAGTTGCGATTGCTCTATGCGATAGGTGCGGGTTTCAGTACCCGTTCCGCAGCCTGCGCAAGCAATGGAATGGCTACAAGAACTGCATCCATTGCTGGGAAATGAAACATCCTCAGTTGGACCCCATCTATCCCCCGACTGAACCGCAGGCTATCTTTGAGCCGCGCCCATCTCGGGTTGAGCCTATGGATGTTCCTGTCGGTCAGGAGATTTTCCCCTTCATCCAGAACACCAGCCTTCAGGGCGTTATGGCTATCGGCATCGTTACCGTGAGGATCACCTAATGGGCTGGACCTACGCAACCCTCGTTCAAGCGATCAAGGACTTCACTGAATACAGTGAGACTAGCTTTGTCGCGAACATCGACACGTTCATCCAGAACTGCGAAGAGCGGATCCTGTACTCTGTTGATTTGGCTGTGTTTCGTAAGAACGATACCGGGACAATGACGGCGGGCAACCCGTACATGGCTGTCCCAAGCGACTTCCGGGCTCCTCTTGGGATGAGCGTTACCGTCAGCGGGACACGGACTTTCTTGCTTAACAAGGATGTGGAGTATCTTCAGGAGTACAATCCGACGGGCGCGCAGGGGACCCCAAAGTATTATGCCTTGTTCGACGTTAGCAACTTCCTCCTGTCACCGACTCCAAACGCGGCGCTGACCGCCGAGCTTCACTACTGGTACAGCCCACAGTCGATTGTCACGGCGGGAACTACGTGGATTGGGACAAACGCCGAGCAGGCCCTTCTTTACGGGGCGTTGTTTGAGGCGTACACCTACATGAAGGGTGAGCCGGAAATCCTGAACCTCTATAATCAGAGGTTTGCAGAGGCTCTGACCCGCCTGAAGAACTACGGCGAAGGTAGAGAAGACACCGACGCCTATCGTGATGGTCTCATTAGAATAAAGGCTACCTAAATGCACGTACAAGCAGCGCAGGCACAGGTCTTCAAAGTTGATGTTGAAACCTCGGACAACGGCGGTCATCCCCCTGAGTTCTGGGCAAAGCGGGCGGCTGACAGAATTGTTCAGGTTGCCGAGACGACGCATCCCGCTATTCGCGATCAGGCTTTGGCGTACAAAGCTGCGATTGAGGTTGTTGTGCTTGAACACATAAATCGTGCTATAAAGTGCGACAGATCGACGGTCAGTTATCTGGTGGCAGAAGCTGGTCATCCAACGCTGGCCGAACATCTTAGGAGGCTGTAATGGCTTTTACCGGAAACTTCATGTGTACGTCGTTCAAGCTTCAGCTTCTGACGGCGACCCACGCTTTTACGACGACGCAGATCCGCGCAGCCACCACGGCGGACACGTTTAAGCTCGCACTCTATACGTCATCGGCCACGCTTGATGCGTCCACGACGGTCTACAGCGCGACGAACGAGATCACAAATACGACGGGTACAGCCTACGTGGCTGGCGGTAATACCCTGACTAGCGCCACCACTACCTCTAGCGGTACAACGGCCTACGTTGATTTTGCTGACTCCTCGTGGGCCACAGCGTCCTTCACCGCTCGTGGTGCGTTGATCTACAACTCGACGCAGAGCAATAAGTCGGTGGTGGTTTTAGACTTTGGCTCGGACAAGACTGCTTCGGCGGGTACGTTCACCATTGTCTTCCCGACCAACGACGCCAGCAACGCAATCATCCGGATTGCGTAATTGCTGTTTTGGATGATCGGGGACTGACATGGCTTTCGTTGCAGCGGATCGCGTTCTCGATACATCGACGACCACTGGAACAGGGCCTGTCACTGTTTCCGGAACGTCCCCTGCTGGCTATCGTACTTTCTCCGCCGTAATGAGCGTTGGAGATACCTGTTATTATTCCATCCAAAGTCAAACAGCTAACGAGTGGGAAGTTGGGCTAGGGACATACTCCTCTCTAAACACCCTTACTCGCACGACGATCTACCTTTCTTCCAACTCTAACTCTGCCGTGATATTTACGTCAGGGACCAAGAACGTTTTCACCACGTTCACATCCGGTAAAATCCCGCAGCTTGACCCATCTGGTAACTCGACGGCGCTTGGTACGATTGCCTCCGCAACCCTGACCAACGCGACCGGGCTTCCCCTCTCAACAGGTGTGACAGGAAATCTCCCGGTCACAAATCTTGGCAGTGGTACAAGTGCATCTGCCACGACCTTCTGGCGGGGCGACGGCACATGGGCCACGCCTGCGGGCGGGGGTGGCGGCACATCAACTGGCGGAAACATCTTTCTTGCCGACTACTTTGGGGGCTTCTAATGGCCGTGACATCAACTCCTATTTTCACTCAGACTCCTAATGTCGGCGCGCTGAACGCCATCATCTCGACGGCAATGACGAACACCAAGGCGTATGATGGCACGGAGACAGTGGGAACCCCGCTTGCCCTTTGCTACACCGCTGGCGCAAACGGCTCTCGCGTAGATCAGGTTCAGATCAAGTTTACCTCCACCAACGGCGCAACTGCATCGGGAACATCAAATGCCACGGTGGTTCGTTTCTGGCTCAACAACGGGTCAGCCAACACTACGGCGGGCAACAACATCTTTTTTGGTGAAGTGGCGCTACCGGCCACGGCAGTTACGTCCTTGGCGACATCTGTGAACACTGTTTATACTCTTCCAGTTCCCCTTGGAGGCCTCAACATTCCAGCCACATATCGCATTTATGCGGGCCTGACGGTGGCTGCTGGTGGAACTGCGATTGCAATCGCCGTCAATGCCATTGGTGGAGATTACTAATGGCGACCCCGCAGCAGCTTGCAGCTTTTAACTATTCTGTGCCGGGGCCTCTGGCTTGGAACCCGGTAAGAAATACAAGCTTCACGGCTGTTGCTGGCAATGCTTACCCCGTCAACACCACATCCGCCGCGATCACCGTCACGCTCCCCGCAAGCCCGTCTGCGGGCAACATCGTGCAGTTGACCGACTATGCGGGGACGTGGGCGACGAACAATGTCACGGTTGGGCCGAATGGGTCTAACATTAATGGCGCTTCTTTATCATTTTACGCTTCCGCAAAAAGAGGTAGCGCCGCTTTTGTTTATGTGGACGCCACTCAAGGATGGGTTGTTTATTCTGTAGTAAATACCGTTAATCCTTCTCCGTATTTGGTTTCATACGTCACAATAGCTGGTGGCGGCGGCGGCGGTGGAGGATTATCGGGAAATTACGGAGGCGGTGGCGGCGGCGCGGGCGGGTATCGTAGTTCTGTCTCAGGAGAATCTTCTGGCGGCGGGTCTAGTGCAGAAACGCCTCTTACTTTAACGCCGGGAACTGCATATACGATAACTGTTGGCGCTGGCGGCGCTGGCGGAGGAATAAGTACAAAAGGCACTTCTGGGTCAAACTCCGTTTTTGGGTCAATCACGTCTACTGGTGGCGGCGGCGGCGGCGCAAACAGTAATGCAACTGGCATCAGCGGTGGGGCTGGCGG